TCGTATCAAATCCCCAGCGAAGCTGATAGTTTTGATTTGTGGCACCAGTAATTCGCGCCTGGGTTCCATCGGAACTGTCTTGTGCAACATGAAATAACGCACTGGGGCTACTAGTCCCCAGACCTAAGAGGCCAGCGGAGGTTAGGCGCATCCGCTCATTGGCTCCAGTACCAAAAAGTAGAGGTGTCGCTCCAGTCGTATTAATGAATGAGTAGCCCGTTGCGTTTGTAACTCGAAACGTTTCGGCTCCGCCTTGCATCATGGACAGGATGGCCCCATCCGCTCCGTTTATGGTTAATCCGCCGTAGCCAGCATTATTGACAGGACTCGCAGCACCAACTCCAACATTCCCATTCGCATCAACAAACAACCGCCCAGTACCACTAGTTGAGATGGCTACGTTGTTTGACGAAGGAAGATAAACCCCGTTGGTGGGCGCCGTGCTGCTGGTGGGACTGAAGCTGGCAGCGGTGCTGGTGCCGGTGGTCGTGGTGTTCTGGCTGCCAAAATCCGGGCTGATCTTGGTGCCAGCGATTGCGGCAGAAGCGTTGACGTCGGCGTTGACAATGACGCCGCTGCTGATTGCGGTAACGCCAGAAGAAGTGATTGTAATATCGCCGGAAACTTTACCAAAGGTATAGTCCGTAATGCGGGTGGCAGCAGCCTTGCGATTAGTACCAGCTCCACCATCGTCAACAATGAACAAATCAGCATCGGCCAATGCTGCACCAATGTCAGTGCCACCATCAATATTTAATGCCGATAGCGAAACCTTATCAGCAGTCGAAATGGTATCAAGCTTGGTATCAGCAATTGCTGCGCTAGCGCTAATTTCAACATTACTGATTGTGCCATCAACAATATTGCCACTTGCAACAGTGATCGTGGTTGGCAATGCTCCAGTTCCCAACTTCGTCAATGTAATTGCAGCCGCGCTATTAATATCGGCATCAACAATGGTGTCATTAGCGATCATTGTGCCAGTAACAGTGCCACTATCACCAGTCGTAACAACCGTGCCCGTAACATTAGGCAACGTAATCGTCCTATCTGCCGTCGGATCCACCACGGCAATGGTGGTTTCAAAACCATCATCAGTTGCCCCTTCAAAAACCAAACTTCCGCTAGGGCTAATTGTCACCGCCCCAGTAATGGTGCCTCCAGTCTTGGGAAGTGCCGCGTCGGCCAAATCGTAAGCGCTTTTAACTGCCGTAGAAGAGGCAATGGTGGTAGAAGAAGACGTGGAGGTGCTATCACTGATTTTGCTTTGCAAGCCAGAAGGCGTTACAGCTCGTGCGGCATCAGTACCAGCTTGCGTTTCCGCATCAGTGGCAAGCTCAACCAAGCCAATGGTGCCCGTAGTGCCAGATGGCGTAAGGTTGACGAAAGCGGTGCCGTTGTAATATTTCAGGCCATTCGTTGTCAGGCCAGTATCCACCCACAGTTCACCAGTGGAATTGCCGGCGCTACCAGCCGGGCTCGTATTAGGAGCAGTGGCACCAACGTGAGCAGGGCCCACTTTAACAATATTGCTTGCACTATCTTTAAAGAATAATGCCGGGGTGCCAGAAGCAGTGTTAATTGCAATCTGACCATCTGCCAAGCCCGATGCAGTGGGACGCTTGTTGGCAGTAGAAGAACGAAGATGCTTAAGAATAGAAGCCATGTGCCTAAACCAAAAAGGTGGCGATTAAGTCTTCAACATTCTAATAATATTCACCTTCGTCTATCTCTGCGTTCATATCGTTAATCACATGGTCAATGTCAGCCCATGCCGTGTAATAAAATGCCGAAGCTGTTTTTACCAGCACTTGTCCTCTATCCCCGTAGGGAGGAATTTCCTTGCCGGCATAAACAAACCTTTCATGCATTGGTCAATCCTCAACATTGGCTTTAATAAGAGCCATCATCGACTGTGCCAATGCTCATTTCGCCAGTACCAGACGCCACTGCAATTTCCGTGGAGGCGCGAACAATGCCAGCCGTGGTTAAATTTGCAATTTGCGCTCGTGCCCACAATATTTCATTTAAATCTTCTTGGCTAGCCACGCCAGAAGCCACGGGGATTAAGGCGCTGCCGTCAACCAGCACGTCTTGATCTCCAACGCCAGCCACGGCGCTGCTCAGCGTCACTTTTGTCCAAGTGGAACCAACACCCTCGGACAACACCCAGTTACCAATGGCAAGGTTTTCATTCGGAGCCGGAGTTGTGCCCACGCCCGAAGACGTACAAATCAGATAGACGCCGTTATTGCTGGTATTGGGGCTAGACAGCGGTTGGCCAATGGTCAAGCCGGCTTCAATGCCGTAACTGTTGATACTTTGAACAACATTGCCAGAAGCGCTATAAGTGCCACCAAAGCGCAAGTTAATTTGCGTAGGGCTGCCATAGCCAAGGTTTAGCCAATAGCCCTCCGGAGAAGGAGCCACTGCACCCACCCAGATATAGGCCGAACGATCATTGGGGTTGATCCACCACTGACCAGCAAATTCTGGCGTTGGCGCACTTTCGCTAACCTGAGCAATGCCATAGTCAGCTAGTTGCGATGCCGTAACACTATTAGGAGCAAGGAAAGTACTAGAAAATGTGCCAGTAGTAATTTTGCTTGCATCAAGATCAGGCACATCATCTGCGCTCATGAAAGGGCTAGCGCTAACAATATGCCCTTGAGCGTCAATCGTAATTGCACCGGCAAATGTGCCTGCCGTTGTGGAATTACTATGTTGAATAGTGCCAGGACTGCCCATTTGCAAGCCAGCACCAGGCAACACAGCGCCTACAGTGCCTGCAGTTGCCAAGGGCAAGTCTGGAGCTTCTAAACTCCTAAACGTAGGACTGGACGGTGATCCTGAAATAGGGCCGGCAAAAATGCGATTGGCGGATTGATTGTCCAATCCAGTGGTAATTTGAGCCGAGAAATTATCTGCATACGCCACTGAAAAAGTAAGAGGCGTGGAATCGTTGAAAGTAATTTCATTGATGGCCGCTTGGCGTTGCCACGCTGCACCATTCCACGTGTATTCATAACCAGTGGATGTGTCGAGGAATTGCTGGCCAGTAAACGTACCATTCGCAACTGGCGCATTGGCTTGCACCACTGTCGAAGAGCTGTTGGCAAGCTTGATGGCCGTCACGCCACTATCAACCAACTGAGCGCTACCAACTGCACTATCAGCAATCTTTGCCAGTGTTACAGCGTCATCAGCAATGTTGACAGTATCAATGGCGCTAGCAGTGAACTTCCCTACGCCAATGGTGCCAGATGCAATCTTCGCATTGGTAATAGCACTATCAGCAATGTTGGCAGTAAGCACGCCGCCAGTGCTAATCTGCAAGCCGCTAATCGTGGCGCTAGTAATTTTGGTGCCAGGAACATCCCCGTCAGAAAGATTGAGCTTGGCATAGGCAATCGTGGCGTTGGCAATCTTATCGTTGGTAACGGCAGCGCTTCCCAGCGCAGTGGTATCAACGGCGCCAGCGGCAAATTTTGCGCTAGTAATACCACTCGTGGCTAATGCCGCAGTGGTGACAGCCTCCGCTCCAATCTTTGCAGCAGTAACGGCACTAGCAGCAATAGTGGCTGTCGTCACCGCATTGGTGTCGATCTTGCCAGCCGTTACGCCACTAGTAACAATCTTTGCAGCCGTAACAGCACTATCAGCAATGGCGCTGGTCCCAACGGCAGAAGCAGCAAGTTGAAGACCGCTAATTGTTGCGCTAGTAATTTTGGAGCCAGGAACACTACCGTCTGCAAGATTTAGCTTGCCATATTCAATGGTAGAAGCAGCAATTTTTGCATTGGTAACTGCCAATGCTCCAAGAGCAGTGGTATCAACAGCGCCAGCGGCAAACTTAACACTAGTAATTCCACTAGCAGCCAATGCAGCAGTATCTACTGCTCCTGCCGTAAATTTAGTGGCATCAATGGTGGAAGCAGCAATTTTGGCGCCAGTAACTGCACTGTTTGCAAGCTTGCTAGTGGTTACATTGCCATCAAGAATTTTGATGGTAGTAATTGCATCAGTAGCAATTCCAGAAGCAGTGAGGCCACCACTCTGAATTTTTGCATCAGTAACGGCATTGGCCGCAATCTTGACAGTTGTAACAGCACCGTCTGCAATGCCGGCAGTGGGCATCACCACTTGCTGATACGAACCAGCGGAATAAATATAGAGATTCTGATCAGTGGAGCGGAACCAGCCCTTTCCAGTGAAGTTATTGGCGCCAGGAGAAGTGCTGGCCGAAACAATAGAACTATTGTCGTTTAATTTGGCGGCAGTAATCGCTGCATCGGCCAATGCAGCCGTGCCAATCTTGGTGGTACTATTTTGATCGAGCTTGATTAAATCAATGCTGCCATTAGTAATTAGCGCAATACCAGCTTCTACTAGCGTGGCAGCACGAATTTTCTTGGTTTCACTGGCACTAATATCAACAATCGGCAGTTCATCATTCGCCGCCAGCGAACCAGCAGCAAGAAGATTTAGCTGCGAAATTGTTTGGTCTGCCATCTTACCGTATTAATGCCATTAAAAGAATTCTAACCGTTGCCATCTCTCGATTAATCATTCACTTCCAATAGCAGACTATCCACGTCAAATTCCTTAAGAAGAATACGACCACCATCTTGCAGGCGCAGTTCGCTTTCAGCCTTGCCCACTTTCAATTGAATTTCACCAGTGGACAAGAAGTCCATGGAAACATTGATAATCCTGTCAGCGCCCACCTCTACGCCTGCTCTAGTTATCACTGCATCGAAAGAATAAAACACATCTAAGTCGCTTCCATATACCAGTTCATTGGTTAGGAACAATTCAGCCTTAAACCCGCTTCCAATTTCTACGCGCTGAATTAGTTGAAGCAGCAACAGAGATGTTTCCTGCGAAGCCGCCACGTCTAAATTAAACAGGGCGTCAATGCTGCCACTTCCGCTGATAAGGCCAGCACTATATTGTTGCTTGAATTTATCGTTTAACGATGTGGTTTCAATGGCTTCTCGTTCTGTCTGAAATTCAAAATTAGTAACGCTTCCTAAAGTTTCAAAATTGGTGTCTTCAATTTCGACAGTGATAGGCAATGGATCGCCAACAAAAGCTTCCAAAGGCAACTCGCCAGCCCTATTGTTATTCACTGCATCTTCAAAGGTGCGGAAAAATCTAAGGCCGCCATACAAATTTACGTTGACATAGGCAGCTAAAGATTCTTGCACTTGCAATACGTTGGGCCATGTTGACGCGGGAAAACACAACAGCTTACGCGAATCAGTTGTTGAAATAACAACGCGATCACCAGTGAGTAAGTTTTCTAAACTTCCGCGAAAACCAAGCCTATTTAAAACAGTATTAACATCACTAGCACTAATTTCGCTCGTAAACGATACCACTTGCGAATTTCTTCGCAAGCGAATATAACCAGTATGGCCCGCGAAAAAAGTCACAAAATCAGCTCAGCACTTCCACGAAATCGCCATCCATCGTAAATTGAATGGGAACAGTAGAAAGTTCGCCAGTAGACACTGCCACGCCGGCGGAAGTGATGTAGCCCCAAAACTTAATATCATCTGAGGCGCCACCACCAGTGTTGAGTTCAAAGAACAAGCGATCTGCTTCAGTAATATTGCCGGTTTTCATGATGCTGTTGGTTAACAAGTCAACAAACGAAAACTTTGTTGTTGATTCATTGCCTTCTAGCCGATAGTAAATAAGCGTGGCGCTACCAGTGGCCCCTTTAATGCCAGGCGTAAATGTATTCACGCCACTATCAATGGAATTAGTGGAAATCAATTCCACAGTAGTATCTAACGACCAGTCACGAATTTTGGCGACTTCCCGAACGTTTGACGGAGCTGTCAATGCACTAGACGGAGAAGTGCTATCAGTGGTGCCGAAGGACAAGCTGCCAGAGCGCCCCGTATAAAATGCCATGGTCCTTGATCAGTAATAATTACATTCTATACATAGTCTATTCTGGTCGTCCATCAATTAAGAATAGTCCGGAAATGTTTTCTACAATGCCACGAGAAATTAACGACAAGCCATTGGCGTCAGTAGCGTGATGCACGCCACGTACAGTCACCTCTCCCTCTTCGTCCATCTGCACTTCCGTCACGCGGAAAATACGCTTATTGTTAACCACTGTGCCCACCACGAAAAGCTTACCCACGTAGTTTTGGAAGGCATTGGTGTTGCCGGCAATACTTGCTCGATTGTTTCCAATGGTCACACCAGTGAAAGACTGAGTGGACGATGCTCCTCCATCGGGCGAATAAATAAGCATTGAATAAGAAGATCCATTGGGAATGGAGGCAGTGATAGGCATGTTCAAGAATCCGCCATCTTCAATGATGCCCGTGTAAATGCCATCCCACTGGTTATGCGCCAGTTCTACATAAACATAAGCTCCAGGAAAAACTGGACTATCAGTGGGGAATGTTTTAAACTCACAAGCTCGCTGCGAATAGCGCTTGCTGTTGCATAAAAATTTGCCGAGCTTAATTGCTTGATCCCGGCGGGTAACAAATGCCGAAGCATCAATAGTCTTTCGGGCGGCACTTTCTTCGACAACATCAGCAAGCTGCACATCCACGCTTGTATTAACATTAAACACTCCAGTGTTATCAGTTTTGCGGTAGATGACTGTCACAATCATGTCTTGCGTGTTTTCGCCGTAATCAATAAACTCTTCCTTGTAAGACTCTTCGATAATATTTCCTTGGTTAAACAATGCAGTGATGGGAATGGTGCGAGTGATGGCGCCAGTAGTGGGCACATACGGCACAGCCGGAATCAAAACATCCTGTCCTCCAACCTTGGCAAGCTCCAGCAAACTAAACGCTGCAAATTGCGCCCAAAATTGTCTCCACGAAGATGGCTCAGCAATAATGCCATCCATAAACAATGAATTGGTTTCGCAGAATTTCTTGCTCTTAGCTAATTGTTCAAGATCAATGGAATGGATGGAAGCATGGCGGCCAATGCCATCTTGCACGTCTAAAACAGTATCAACAAAAATATCAGGGGCAGTGTTGGCATAGCCATTGGCAGTGTCGGACAAATATTGGAAACCCGGCTGTCCCCATCCAATGCCACCAACAGTGCCTGAAGTGCGGAGAAGGCGCGACAAGCGTCCTTGCTCAGCAAACACACTAAACGAGCGCAAGTCTTGCACGCTCTTGCCTGAATACATATTGAGGCCAATTAGCGAAATATTGTCATAAAGCCCCGAATAATTGCTATATGGATCAATGATTTGTTCAGTAACTGCCGCCAATGACATTTCTGGGCCATTGTCAAACGAAAACTGGATTTGCGAATCAGATGTATTGCTAAACACGTCCCACTCATTCAGGCCAGCAGGTTGTTCATTGACCGCTGGAAACAGTACAGAAGTGCGCACTGTGCCAATGAAATCAAAAAATGCTCCAGTATATATATTGCTTCCTAGCGCAAGACTTGCTTCATTGCCGGTATTTTCTAAATAACAATAAATCGTTTCACCAGCACTATTTGCCAATTGTGGCTTAGAAACAATTTCAGAGGCAACGTCGTAAACGGGCTCAAATTTAAATTGCCATTGTTGTGCATTAATTGCTCCAGAAGTGCCACTACGAAAGCGCAGATAAATATAGTTTTCAATGTCAGCACTACGACGTACAACAAAAATTGCGGGAGCGGTGGTATACGAAGAATCTTGTGGTCTTTTAACTTTAATCAAGAACATCATTGAGCGATATTTTAAGCCATTATCAGCACTTTTGTAACCACTTCCAACCCTGCTAGAGCCATATTCTTCTTGACGCCCATTAACCCGCTTAAATACGCGAGCCTTTAAAGAAAAATCAACAAGATTACAAGGTGAAATTGTTTCATAAGAGGCTTCTTCAATGCGGACAAGCGCTTTGGTGTAAAATAAATCTGCTTGTATACCTGCAAGTGCTTCGTCCCCAACAATGGGATTGAGCGAAATGTAAGATTGCAAAGCATTTCTTTCTTCGCTTGTTATATTTCTTTGAAAGATGTAGCCATAATTAGGCGTTGTTACGGTAGCGGTGTAGTATTCCCATGCTGAGTAGCCACGGAAACCCACCAAGCGCCTCCTTCTTTCTTGATGAGTGCCATATCCCGTAATGCCATAGCTATAAAGGCGCCCATCGCTTAACAATGCTTGGGCGCTATTAATTTCAGGACGTGCATCTTGACTCAATAAGTCATTTGTGACGCTCTTTGCCGCTTCCCATGCTCTTCGCTTTTCTCCTGTTGGCGTGTCAGCAATGGCATTGGAAAAATCAACTCCTTCTGCCGTAATTGTTCCATAATTAACAGAATGCGCCCGGCCTTGTTCGATTGCCTTTAAATTAATAATCATTCTTCCATCGACAATATCTCCACGATTTGCTGAAATAGCCTTTAATTTAGTTGAGCCAAATTTAAACACACCAGAATTGTCAAAAACTGATACCAATACCCGCCTTGAATCTTTTGCCTCTTCTGGGGCAAGTCCTTCGTCTGCACTAGAGGCTTGTAACAATTGGACAACAACATCAGTATTAATTGGGATGGTCTGACGAGCCGTGTAACCACCTCGTTCGGCCACTGACATTTGCACACCATTAACGGCATCTTCAAAATTGCCCGCAGCATTTCTAATGCGAATTTGCACATTAATAGGCACTGCACCATAAATGCCAAAAACATTAGCCGTGGAAGGAGAATAGCAATGACTAAAACCTTCTGAAGTGCCATTTGAAGAAGACCTTACTAAATAAGGGTTGGCATTAGATGATCCAAGGGTGGTTGGATCAGAGACGGTGAGACCATTCAACGCTGGCCTCACGTGACTATTTTGTAGAAATCCAGTGTAATTTGGCGCAAAATATAACCAATAATTTTGTGCAACTAAATCACGCAAGGCAGTTTGGCCGAAAGCGCTTTTTTCTTCATCAATGCGACCAATGCCGCCAGCGCATAGGACAAACATAAGTCGAACAAGCTGACTATTGCCGTAGCTTAAAATTGCCGACCAAATTAATGAAGTGGCTACGCGAACACCTCCTGATGGATTGGTGTCGGTGTTGGTATAGACGAGGTTGATAGGATCGCCATAGGCAGCAAGCTGCTGCTGAGTGTTGAAGCCAAAACGCGGAGCAAATATTTCATCACGAGAAGACGCTACGCCACCGCCCCCTTGCTGGCCGCTAATACGAGGAGCCTGTGCTTGTGGTTGGGGAGCAATTAAGGCCGACACCACTTGAAAGATGATGCCAACCACCGCCAAGACAATTGCGACGACTTCCCAGTTCCTAGCGTCTAAAACAGTGCCTTCTTTTGGATCGCTATAGATTTGCTGTTGAGCAACAAAGTCTAAATATTGTTCTTTTGTAATACCAAGAGCTTCAATTAATTGATGCTCATAAGGAAGAAGACGGCGCTGCGGATCGCTCATTAATCTGCCCAAAAATAATATTTTGGCCGCACCAATGAAACAGGCGCTGCTACTACCATCTTACTTGGCGACAAAAACAAACAATTACCATCATCAGCAACGACAGCCATTGCCAATAACGATTTTGCTCCTGGCAAATAAAACATGGCCCCTGGACGAGGATCGGTGATTTTTTCGCCCAGCGTTAAAAGCCATCTAAGAATTCTGCGAATGGTCAGCTCTTCTTCCGCATAGTCTCTGTAAACGAAAGACCATGCTTCTTCTAAATGCTTAAGTCCCAAGCGTCTTCTCACCTCCATGCACAAAAGCCAGCAGTCAGTAAAGCCTTCGCCCTCGCTAGGACGAGCTGCATATTTATGCTTAAGACCAATTAAATCGCTGTAGTCAATCATTGCAAAGAAACATTAGCACTTAATGGTAATAAGCCTACAAGATTTCTGTTTAGTTGTCTTGCCGGAAACTGAGTGCCCACGCTATCCATAGCGCTTCTAAAACGAAGTTCAATGGTGGTATCGGAAAATGCAGCTCCAATGCCCACATATCTTTCTTGGTATGTCTTAACGGGAGAAAAATTGGCATTAAGCCATTGCGTAGTTAAAACAAGGCGACTAAGCCTATTCCCATTGCCTTGTTCAACCAGCCTTACTGCCACTTCCACGTTGGGAAACAACACTTGCAACAGACTGTTGTCACCGCCAAGATTGCTGACAGTGCCTTCCGCTCTGAAAGGTGCAAACGCATATTGCTGCCCTTCAAAGATTTTTGTCTCGTTGACAAAGAAATTTTGATAACGATGGTAAACAGTATTTGGCGAATCTCCCAGTGTAATCGTATCAGTTTGATTTAGTCCAGCAAGACTTTGCGCCGTAAGAGCGCTTTCAGTCATTACCAATAAATCAAAATATTGAACAATTCTTAATGTGCTCATTGTGCAAACTCAGAAACAAGCTTGACGCTAATGGTACTTAGGTTTCTATATTTGCTTTCCACTTCAGGGGCGCTTTCGTAAAACCAAAGCATAGTCGTAGGACTTCCGCTTCCAATGCCAGCTTGTTGCAAAATAATATAAGGATCGCCAGCTTTTAACTGGGCAAACGTATTAGAAGAACTATCAAGGCCAGCAAGTGTTTCGTTGGAAAGAAAAAAGCCTTCAGTGTTGCCGCGTTGCCCATGGTAATGAGCATAAATAAGAGACAAAACAGTTTCGTCAACATTCTCAAAAACTAGTTCCAATGTGGCGCCAAATGGCCGATTGCCAAAGCTACGCCGAACCGTTTTGCCAGACAGTGAACGATAAATCTTTGTGGGATATTCGCCCAACGTAAAACTGCGGTTCGTAGGCTTGATTGAAGGGAAATTAGCCATGATAATTAAATGCCAATCCTCCGACGAGTGCTAGGACTTTGCTGAAGCTTATCAATGGCCAAATTGGCTCCTTGCCGTGCTCCGTCACGAACGGCAAGCTTACGTGTTTCCATCATAGCCTGCTCTAATTGATCCCTACTGACGTATTCCACGTTGTTAATGGTGGTGGTCTCAAAGTTCATGGACAGTACGGGAGAAGCCATGCCGCCTCCGTTAGAGCTGCCTCCCATTTTGTCGCGGATGCTATCGCCTTGCATTTGCACGGGGATAGAGCGACCATCAGGCAGTGGCACAATGGCTTCGTTGTACTTCCCTTCGCCCACCAGGCCAAGAGTGGGGCCTTGAACCATCCCTCCGTTTGCAAATGCCCTAACCGGGAACGGTTTCCAACCGCCAGAAGCAATGCCGCCATTGGCTCCAAATAACTTGCCAAATCCTAAAATCCCGCCGCCAACTCCCATCAAGATGCTTCCAATGCCCCCCAATACACTAGAGGTGTCTCCTTTCTCAATTTGCTTAATACCAGCAACAATGCCCATGGCAGCACCAGCAAGCATGCCCACGCCTTGCACAACGCCTCCCAATGACTGAAGAAGAGTGGAACCATTTTTGCTCGCATCTCCTGCGGCTTGAGCTGTTTTAACTGCAGCATCAACCGATGTGGCAGAGAAACCATTGACAGCCTCGCTGAATCCTGTTAATGATGGCGTGGCATTTTGTAATCCTGTCGAAATACTGCCAATTTGTTCAGAGAAGCCAGAAAGACCAGCGCCAAAACCAACCCCCGTATCCATGCCTTGCATAGTTGCTTGCAAGCCAGGCGAAAGGATGTTGGTGTCGAAAGTATTAAAGCCAGTCGCTGCTGTTCCAGCGCCCGCCCCTGTTGCCTGATTATTTAATGCATTTGTAAGATTTTCAATAGCAGTTGTATTGGTAGTAGTGGCTTTGGTATTGTCATTTGTAGCTTGAACTGGATTCGTAGATGTAGCTTCGGTTGGTTTTTCTTTGTCTAGTTTTTCTAAATCTTTTTTAAATAAGCTTTCGATAAGTTTTCCGCTCACCACATCTTTAAAGAAATCTTCCACCGGCTTCATTGTGAAGTCCAGGAAAATTGTCAGCACTCTATCTTTTAAGCCCGCTTGGAATTGTTCCAATGCATCAACGGCATCTTCGCCGCTAATAACAGCCTTCAAGAAGCCCTTGTAATCACGAGAAGTGTCATCAACAAAGTTGTCAATGATCTCGCGAGTAGCTTTAATGTTGTCGCGAACTTTTTCAAGATCAATGATTTCTTGAATCTTTTTCTCGCTATATCCTTCGCGACGCAATTCAATTCGCCGCCGTTCAGTATTATTTGCAGCACGAAGCAGCTCAATTTCCTCTTTGACAATCGCCAACTGTTTTTGTTTATTGCGAATAATTCCAGCAACTTCATCCTTTTGTTGTTTGCTCAACGTTGGAAGATCCTGAAGGATCTTGCGAATTTGCTCGTCAATCTTTAGGCGGTTGTATTCCTGAGTGGAAATGTAACCATTTTCATATCTAATATTTAATAATGTAGAGTTAATTTTTTCTTGCTCTCCGGCTATTTTTTCTGTATCTTGCGCGGCTTTATTGCGGTATTTTTGTTCAGTTGTTAAAAGCTCTATCCCTCTAATTTGAAGTTGATTGCGTAATTCTTGCAAATTATAATCTAGTTGCTGAGCCGTCATTCCATCTTTAAGATAATCCGCCCTGTTCCCCTCAGCGTCTTCAATTTGCGCTTGAATAATAGCCATGTCAATCAATGTTTGCCGAAACTCGCCATAATATTCCAACATTCTTTCTGACTGGACCGTGCCGGGTGCAAGTGCCGCAGTTTCTTCCTTTGCGAGCTGCATTTCCGCCTTAAGAACCGCCGCCCTCTGGGAGAAACGAGCACTTACAAGGTTTTCTAAACTAATCTTGCCCTTAGCCTTTCCTTCGTCCTCGCTTTCTCTAATCCTCTTCAACTCGGTTTCTTGTTTAGTCTGCTGCTTTAATGCAGTGTTAAGAGCGTTTTGTGTTTGGAGAATGCGAGTTTGCGCTTCCCCATATCCCTTTTGCGCGGCTTGTATATTTGCCTGAACAGCTCCTGGCGCTCCTACTTGCACTTGTAAGTTTGATCCTTTGCTGGTGCGCTGTCTCGCAAACGTCATATTTGATGCAAGCCCCAATGACTGAAGCTCTTGCGCTTGTGCAGCCGTCACCTCTCCCTGGCCAGCCTTGATTTTTTCCAATAGAGCTTGAGCATCTTTTAGTCTGACTGCTAATTTCTTTTCGGCAGCCAATGTGGTTTCCAGCCCGCCAACGTCTGCAGCCTGTCCTGCTGTTTTGACTGAATCTGCAAAGCTCAACATCTTTTGTTTTGCATTTTCGGCCTCCACCCCGGCTTTAATAAATTTCTCAATCAACATTGATAGGCCAACTAAAGCCACACCGATAATTGTTTTTGATCCCAAACTTGCAAGCGCTATATTTAATCCGCGAATGGCGCCAGTTGTTACTGCTGCCGTAGTTCCAGTTAATGCCATAGTGCCTCGCACCGCAGCCAGGCGAGACATTCCCAAAGCAAGTTGTGTATTGAATAATAAGAATTGTCCAATATTTGAAATCAACGCAGCCCTTAGTAGCCCAAATGCAGTTGTCAGTGCATAGACAATTGGATACATTCTCGCTAAATAACCAAGCAACGGATCTGCCGCCAACGAAAGAGCAAATTTGGCCGCCATGCCAAGTGCAGTGCCAAAAGCTTGAACTGTAGGAATCAGCGATTTTAGATTGGACAGAATTCCCTCAAAGCTTGGCTTTAAGCTTTCTAATTCTCTGGCAATTGCCATGCCTCCAGATGTTTTTGCGGCGGTTCCTTTGAAAAACGCGTTAAAACCATCTGACAATGTTTTTAATTGACTGGATATTGGATTTACAAATACATTTAAAAATTGAACAGCGGCTGGTTCAAATGCTTGATAAAAAAGAGTGAGCGATGTTTGCATATTGTTAATTGCGCCTTGAAAGGTCTTGGCCGCTCCTTCAGCGCCTTTGCTGAACTTTGTATTAAGAACAATGCTCACATTATTGAGCAAATCAACCATGGCGACACCTTTATAGCGTCCCGCTTCTAATTCTTTGGAGAATTCCTGAATAGCCTTTGGTCCTTTAAACCCTGCGGCTTCAGCGAAGATTGCCATTGCGCCGGGTAAAACATCGCCTAACTGCCCTTTCAGTTCTTCGCTCATCACCTGCCCTTTACTAGCCATCTGAGCAAAGGCATAATTTACGCGATCAACTTTGTCGGCACTCATCCCGAAGGTGGCTGCTGCTTTGCTAATCCCAGTAAACAGTCCCCGAATTTCCTCTCCGCCAAAACCAGCCGGCTGCATGGAAGCATATAATTTTGTAAAACCATCGCGAGCAGATTGGAGGGGAATGTTATAGCGATCAACTAAATTAAGGATTAATTGGTTAGAGGCAGCAGCCTCTTTAGCGGTAGGCGAAATAGCAGCAAGCGTATTGTTGAAGGTTTGCAACTGTCCCACTGCATTGCTCACTTGAGCGGGAAAATCAGTGATAAAAGCCAAAGCCTTGTAAGCAGTACCAAACAGCAATACTTGCTTGGCGGCAAAACTAAATTCTTGCCCAAGTTCACGAATAGTTCCAGTGCCAGGCAGATTGATGCCGCCAAGAGCACTGCCGAAACCACCCATGCCACGCATGCCACCCATGCCGCCGCCTCCTGACGGTGGACGAGGCGGCGGAGGGGGAAGAGGGCCACCGATTGCCGAGGCTTGACTAATTTGCGTGGCTCGTTGCGAGAAGCCTAGAAAACTACCAGGCGTTCTACCCGATGGTTGCACTTGTCCTGCCTGTCTAGAAAAGGCAAGGAAACTGCCCGGCACTGCAGGATAAGCCTGTCCATATGGGCGAGAAACCATTCTGGGCTCATATCCTGACTGACCAGCAGCCCATGGAGCTTTGGATCCGTGAGGCAAAGGACCAATCGGGGAGGTATAAGCTCGCTGTCCAACCAGTCGCTGGCGCAGTGAGCCCACCGAAGGACCACCCATTCCGCTCAAGTCTGAAACCTTCGCCAGTTCAAACTTCAGCAAGGCAACAATTTTCCTGATCTCGTCAACTGACTTACTCTTGAACTCCTTCAGGCCGTCAAGAAAACCAATCTCTAAACCATCAGCGCTAAATTCGCCAAGCTGTTTAAATATTTTTGATGGTGATGCAATGCCAGTTGCACTTTTGAATGCATCGATAAATGACTTTGCGCCTTCGCGGCCATTTTCTTTGAGCTTAGGATCCAAGCCATTTGCCAGCCCTTGGGCAATGTCTCTCGTAATTGCGGGCACGCCGCTAATTATTGAAGCCCTTAATTCATTAACAGTTCCGCGCCCAACATCGGCCATGGGAATTTTGGCTTTTGCCATTCCCTGATACAAAGCTTCCAGCGCAGGCTTTGTTGCCCTGCCGAGCATTGTCGAGAAAGAACTTGCGTCTACTGTGCCAGCACCTTGTCCAGCAGCAGCTCTATTTGCAATTCCCTTGTTTTTCTGAACAGCATTGTCCAATCCTCGCAATGCCTTTGCGAGAGTGCCGGCATTTTTAATTTCTGCCGCTAAATTAGTCGCAACTTCTAGGCGATATGTTCTTTGGCTAATATTTCTTCCTAACGCATTAAGCTCATTTTGTACACTACGCCTATCAAATTGAACTTGCAGTTTCAATGGAGTGCCAGCAGCAGCCGCGCTAAGCCCCGTTAATTGTGCCCTAAAAAATGCCAGGTCAAGACTTACCTTAAGTTTAAGTTCGGCGTCTTGAGCTGCCATTTTAATTGCTCTTCACTATTCTCTTAATTCTATAATCATTGTTCTTGATTACGTCCGGCAAAAGCCTTTAATTCATCCGCCAGCAAGGCAATCACTCTTCCGTCCATTTTGCGCGTCTTCATTAATCGCTGAAGAACAATCAAACTTGCATCTGTCAAGCCACTATCTTTCTTGATCGACTTCGTGTCAAACGGCAAGAAGTCCTCTGGCTTCACTTTCGACTTCTTACCGGCCATCATGCCAGCAGCCATTGTGCCAAACTTGGCAATGGCAATGCTTTGCACGTTGTATTTGGCTATATCATGCTTATCCAAATATTTCAATGCCCGCTTCACGTCCTCAATGGGCTGCAGGCCAAATTGATCTGCGTTCCATCGAGGATCATGCATATCTGACGATGAAAGACGAAAATAAATTTCGTTCCAATCTGTCAAATTTTTCAATTGTCTTCTAGCAAGACTTTCTTGCTGTTCAGCTACTGAGGAGAATTCCTCTTCGTCGCTTTTTTTGCCGTTGCCACCTCCTGCGCTTCGGCAGTTTGTTCGGCAGTGATAAATTCAACCACCTTTGCCACGTATTTACGCGGCAGCGCCTTCGTATCGTCTAATTCCCAATCAGTAAGATCCTGCCAATCCCCGTCAACCATGCCTTGCCCGCGAGAACGAATGAAGGCCGTAACCATGCGGGCATTAGTGCTTTCCATAGATGATCCGCTGGTGATCATGCTCAGCGTTTCTTCCGTATAGTCCGCCAACAGTTCCGCTTCAGTAATGGAGCCACCGCCACCTTGCAACAAATTAAATGCTTCGTCAAGGCCAATGCCCTTGGCTGATGCAATGCGTTTGGCAAGTTGCACGGCACGAATGGTTGCCTGACTTTGCAGTTTGCTAATTTCCTCTTGCTCAATGGCCTCAGCAACTAGCCAGCCGCCATATTTCTTAAGGCGCAGATCCGGCAGCAATTCAAAGTAGTCTTCAGCTTTGGTCTGAACTAGGAAGCTGTATTTGCTCATGGTCTAGGATGTTTAGCAATGCGTTGAAGACTTTCACTCGTTCGTTGGAAGAGCGAAATTCCTTCGGAATTTCAACCAGCATTGAATGATTTTCGTTAGAAAGTCTAACAGTCTCTTCGCGGCAGGAAACAAGGCACAAGATGCCGGCCTCTAAAGCCGTGCCTTCTATGGCATTGTTAATTGCATGGACAGTTCTATCGTCGCTCCACAGATAGTCAATTTTCATCTGTTCAATGCAGTGCGTATGCGAGATCGTAGCGCCTTACTTACACTACTGCCATCGAACAAATTACGCTCTTGAAATACATCCGTCCACTGCCTTGGTTCTAAATTTGTCGATAGTCCTTCATGGACATACCATGCATAACCCCTTCCGCTCTCGTTTTTGGCATCCCAGTTCCAAGATACAGTAATATCGTTGGCGCCTTGCGTAATTTTAAAACTGTCCTTTCCGCTTTGATAAAGTTCCCCAAGATCATAGATATTACGAACAGTCCCAGCATTTTCTCCGCTTTTTCTTCTTGTGTACCCTGGATAGCTCCATTTATCGTCCTTAAATTGATCTTCAAAATATCCGTCGTCCACGTCCTCTTCCGCCCATGTTTCAAACGCCTTGACCAATTTTTGTTCTAAAAACCTTGCATTGAGAATAGTTCCGCCAACAATGATGCCGCTCATGGTGCAATCAATGGTCGAAGAATAAGGTCGGGGATTAAAAACCTACAACGCTCATAAGCCACATCATCACCAGGAAAATATCTTGGCGTGGAATCAGGAAAGCGCCTAACCATCCTGTCCATAGCAGTGGCAATAGCGCCAGCGCTAGGCGTATATTGCACCAAAATTACTTCCCAAATTTGCGTGACTTTCGTTGTCCCACCTAGCGGAGAGCGAGAAACTAGCTCAGGAAACTGTCGCATTGTCACTTCCAGCCCCTTCACTTTCCATTCTTTCGGTACACTCTGCGGCCCCACCACATAAACAGCAGGCAGCGTTGAACCATTTGGCAGTGTATAAGTGCCAATCAAATTGGGAGATGCAGATAATAATTCAGTGATAGTCTCTCTGAGCTGAGAAATATTCACAATAAAAAACCTCCCCGTAAGGAGAGGCTAGCAAACTTTCAATGGAAAGTGAATCAGCTATTGGGAGCAGTCGGGATGATCGAGCCGCTTTCAGAAGCATTTTGGTGGATGCCAATGCGGCCACGGCTAATCAGATCAAAAGTACACTCAACAAGGTTATCAGCGGGATAGCTCTCGTTGTAGTTCATCACGCGACCAACATAAGCCACGCGATCATAGTAATAAGTGGTGCCGCTAACACCCAGTTGCTTGTTAATTTCCACGTACACTTCTGCATTTTTGTCGTAACGTGCAGTAGCGATCACTTGGAAAGCTTCGTCGAAACTGTTCGGGATGAACGTGGTGCCATCCACGTCCTTCTGGAAGTAAGAGGTGACAGCAGCAGTGGCTTGGCTGGTAACAATGACGCTATCAGAAAAACCGCCGCCACCCAGCAGGTAAAATTCAGTGTTGCCATCATTGAAGGCCACAGAGGCCGTGGTGGCAGCTTGCAGAGTGTAAAGCGTAGGAGCACCGCTCACGGTAAAAGTGGCGCCGCTCTGGGTGATAACTGGACGGGTGGTGCCGCCAATAGAGCCAACGCGCACAATCACGTCTTGGCTCTTTACCAGTTCAGTGGGATGGTAGAGCATGAGAGGAAATCCTCAGCAATGTAAAGGGAAAGTGATTAAGCGTTGTCCACGCTTCCTTTGCCAATTAGTCTAAAAATTCCCCTAATTGGCGTGCCGAGGAATTGCCAATAATGAATAGCAATTTCCTCGTTTGGCAATAGTTCAAAACGCCCTTCCCTTCCATTGATGGTCGCCTGAGCGGAATCACCAGGCGTCACTCCAGAAAAAGCAAGAGGAGACGTAAGTCTCCCCTCCATATAAACTGCCGTTTGATCCGCTCCGAGAAGATGATCATACTGCGGAGCACGCTTTTGCCTTAACGATGCATAGTAAGTAATACCAGTCGTCGTGGCCACGTAATTGCCAGTTTCACTATCGAGCGCATATCCCGAAGCCACAAACCACACCAAAGTGGCATTAGCAAGTGGCTCCAGGAAATTGCTCATACAACAAAACCAACGGCAGTCGAAGGAAGAGAACTTAAGAGACGTTTAAACTCTTGACCATATTGAGAAGCATCAAGCCCCTCGCCATACACTTTGCCGTCAGTGGCACCAATTTGGACGCCCATCTGAGCAAGTTGTACGGCAATGATATGAGCAGCTAAAAACTTAACTGCCCTATCAGTTTGATCCCCAAACACGTCAGCCGAGGCATCGTAAGTTGCTTCTGTAATGGCACCATTCACAATTCCCGATGGATGGGGCGTGAATTCAGGAAACCTGTCCAAAAAACTGGCGTAGGTGACGGCCATAATTAAGCTTTTCCAATGCGAATGGCTTCAGTGCGTTTGGCAATAGCGTTCCTCACACGGATTCGGCCTTCAATTTTCTTCCAATCAGCCAAGCGATCAGCATCATGGATGAGTTCAATGGCGCGAATGGCTTGAGTGAGGGGCAGCTCGGCAAGACTTTGAACAGACTCAGGCAGATCCTCTACCATCACCTGTTCTTTCATCTCTTCGATTGCCCCAATTGCCATGAGCCTCTTCACTGCAATGTTCTCTTTAGCTTCGTTCCATTTGTCGTCAGGAATCTCCTGATTAAGCCCTGGAACAAGCTGAATAAGACCAGTTCTAGTGATAATTCCGAAGCCCGCCTCACGAGGGGGATTTTCAAGTTCGGGACGATAAGCAATGAGCATTGTTCAAAAAAACAATTGTCAATAGCTTAACGCCCCTTCCTTGTTAACTATCCTCAGGCGTTGGCCTGAACGTAAATAACGCTCTTGGGATAGTACAGAGCCACACCACCAACGCGAGCATGGGCGGGAACGATAAATTCCAGACCGCGCTGTTGAGGGGGGAACAGCTCCAGAGGCTGAGGAACGTGCAGTTGCACTTTCTCAGGATCACGCTTGTACACCACCATACGGTTGGTGTTCAGCACGCTGTTATCAGCATCCAGTTGGTTGATGGGCTCAACGTTGCGGATGTAAGGGTTGGTACGCAGGAAGTACTCAAGCACGGTCACGTCCGAAGAATCGGAGTTCCGGGTGGTGCTCACTTTGTTGTAATCTTCCCACGCCATCAGAATGGTGTCGGGCTGCTCCTTCATTTTGGAAGCGTTGATAATGGCGGTCACGCCATAGTTCAGCAGTTCCAGCATTTCCTGGGCAGTGGCAGTGCTGAACCACTTGTCAGCAGCAACCACATCCACGGTGGAGTTGTTGAAGAAACCAGACAGACCCACGGTGCTCTCACCGAAGAAAGCGAGATCTTCCACTTTCTCTTCGTAAGCACGACGCACAGCAGCAGCGCGACGCTGCTCCAGGGCGATATTGGCCATTTGAGCAGCACGCAGTTCCTGCACGGTGTAGCCGAAGCTACCGCCGAAGGAACGGATGTTGATGCTCTTCTCGGTCTGGCTGATGTCGGCACGGGGCAGATCATCAGCAGCATCAGCGATCAGCTTAAACTCACCAGTGGCATCCATGATGCGGTAGGTGAAGGTCTGAGCGCCAGGACCGGCTTCAGAAGTTACGGGCAGCACAGTCGGATATTTGATATCCGCATACTGCACTTCAAACACTTGGGGGCGGATGAACTCAAGCTGACGCTCAAGAAACAGACCCGCTTCATCCATACGGAATTCAGACATTGGTAGGGCCTCCTATCAAGAATCAGCAGAGAGAGTGAAGCTCGGACCATTCAGCTCCAGCAGGGCAATACCGCTGCTAGTAGTAGAGGTGAGGAAACGAGCGTTAGCCAGACGGACGGTTTTGCCAGAAGCGAAAGCGTGCGAGAACTGACCAGCCTTGCCAGTACCGCTTGCCGAATACAGCACGCGAACGACAGACTTGGGGGTGACGGCGCCAGTCACATAGACGGCAACTGCACCTTCGTTCACCACGTTCATGGCTTGCTGGTTCTTCACGCCAGGGCGGCCATTGGCGTCTTCAGCGGTCTCATCCACATAGGTGAGAGCGTTGATGCCCAGAACGGTATCGGAAGCGCCAGAGATAGTGACGGCAGAGTTGGCAACAGTGCCAGCATTGTTATAGACCACCACGTCACCGAAAGGCACAACAGCGCCGGTTTCGTTGATCGAGGTGGAGATGGTGTTGTCGCGAATGTCAGACAGGCCACCTTCCAGATAAGCAGTGTGAGCCAGGGCGTAAGCCTGTTGCACACCGCCAGCGGAGGCAGTGCCCGAAGCGGAGAAAGAAACGGCCATAATTACTTAGCCTCCTTAGAGATGGAGAGAGGCTTCTTCCATGCATTTTGCAGCGTTTCCATGTAGGAAGACGGTGCGCTCATGGGAGAAGCAATAGAAGCCACGGCTTTACGCAGCTCATCAGTGGCAACAGAATCATCGCGGGACGATTCGGCCAGAGTGTCAAACATGGCCTGAACATAGTCATCAGACTTTTCAGACAGATCAACACTATCGCCACGCACGGCTTTGATGGCGTCCACCATCACCTCACGGGCTTCTTTGCCGCTAAATTCATAGGCGGCATCCAGAACAGGCTTAGCCTTTTCAATCAGAGCAAGACGCTCTTCAACCATGGAATCAAGATTGATTTCCTTGGCGGCAGCCAGTTCACCTTTCAGTTCTTCAACGTGCTCGGCCAGAGCATCGGCGCGACCCTCAGCGGAATCGCACTTGCCCTTCATTTCCTTCTGCATGGCGTCCATTTCGGACTTCATGGCATCGGCGGCGGCCTGCAGCTCGTCGTATTTTTTCTTCATGTCCTCGTAGGACATTTTGGCGTCTTCGCGTTCTTTAGTGATCGCAAGAGCAACGCTCTCCGTCACCTCAAACTCGGCGCCATCAAAAACGACTTTTGCAGTCATTAGATGGTCTCCTGTAGTAGAGAATAAAGATAGATCGGCTGCATCTTGGCGATCAAGATGGAGCTTCACTTGCGGGCCAGCGCGGCCCCGACGAACAATAGCGATGTGATTGCCGATGATCTCCTTTTGGATGCCATCGTAATTTTCGCCACTTTCTGTAACGCCAGGCGTGGGATCATAATTCACCCTGTAGCCAGCGCTTACCTCACGAGCATCTCCCCGCATAATCCGTTCAATGGCATCTTTGTCCGTGATTGTCATCACGGCCTTGACGAAACCATTGTCATAGACAATCTCAGTGCCGCTAAAGCCCACTTGGTAGTCTTTAGTATTGTCGGCATCAAGAAGAACAGGGGGATGTTCCGAAGTGATTGCCTTGCCCGCAAACGAAGCAAGACTCTCGGGAGACGCCACTTCTGTTTCTGGACGATACTCTCGCCGCACAGAGCCATCAGCATCTGTATAGAGCTGAATGCCAGTGCGAGCAATCGAAGCCCACGCCCGAAGATAGCCTTCTGGCGTCATTTCGTATTTCTCAATTGGCGAGAAATCGTACCGACAAGATGTGGTGCTCATGCTTATACTTTACCAAAAAATTGTTATTACAATAAAAAAGCTTATTCAATTTCGACTAGCGTTATGATGTTCCTGGCAAAGAGCAACGCCGATGTGCTTAAAATGCCGCACCAGCAGGCGCGATTGCTCATTGCTCAGCGTGTCAAGGACGCTCGCTTAAATAGCGGCCTTTCACAAAAGGATGTGGCTGAAATTCTCCATATCAGTCAAAGCTCTTATTCACGCATTGAACGCGCCACTGTCCCGCCAGACTGCGTGCAAATTCGCACCCTCAGCGGCCTCTATGGGATAAGCGTGTTATGGCTGATGGGCTATCCGTCTTTTATCGCCCATACGCGACATTAATCTTCGTCGTCATCTCCGCGAAGCTCGCTAAGTTGACTTTCAATGCCTTCCATGATATAAGCTTTAGCCATCGCCTCAATTTCAAACGTGAGAAACTTGGTGGGGTCAAAATGAGGGTCGGGCTTTTCGTAAACACTCATCACATAGATGTGAGTTTCATCTAAGCGACCATTCTTAAAGCATTGCTTTTCAACGAGTTCCCACTGGGAAGTATTGCGGTGTTCGTTTGCGGAAAGAATGGCTAGCGCCTTCAAAAGACCAATGCCTTCGTCTTCTTCTTCGATGACGCGCACATATTCGCTCATTGGTCTTTTTGACGACTTTCTACCATCTTAATAATGCGATTTGCCCACGCCCTACCGGCATCGCCGCCCCATAGCAGCCAAGCAATATAACCAGCATCGTTTTCTCCGCCGCTCTTGTTTTTCTCGTGGCGAGAAAAGAAAGCAGCCATACGCTTAATTGTGGCGAAGCTTACGGCTCCACCACCAGCTAGATCACTAGCGCGAGCCACGCCGCTACCAATGCCTTGCTTCCCGGCCTCTTGCGTAGTTAGTCCGCCTTTTCCATGCTTCTTGCGAAGCTCTAGGCCGCGACGGGCGGCGCTTCTAACGCCAGCAGGAGGGGAGAAGCTTTCTGCGTCGCCCCTCAGCGCTTTTTTCCGCAGGAGGCATCCTCCATTTCTTCTTCCATGCCTTCTTCCTCTTCTTCTTCTCCAATGAGGGTCATGAAATAATTATCCCAATATTCATCGCTCTTGCCCTGACGGCTCATGCCGGCTTCTGAAAGGGCAATTGCAATGGCCTGCTTACGATTCTTTACAGGTTTTTTGTCGCTGCCCTTTAGCGTGCCAGCTTTGAATTCACGCATCACCTTGGCCACTTTGGCCTGTTTTTCCTTCTTGGTCATGGTCGTAATGCTTTCTTTAAGCATACTCAATGAATAAATCCTATCGGCGCTGTTTCAATAGTCATGCCAGGAAAGAATTTGTCACGGTATAAAACCAGGCCAGTTAGCAAGCGCTCTGCAATGAACGCTAATGCTCGCCTGTCATAACCTTCAATGGAAAGAAAATGTTCTTTATGCTTTTCCCAAATGGGCAATAAGCAAACAAACAGAGTGGTCATAAATTGCTTGTAATATTGCTTCGGACCGCGAGCCATGTTGCAACCAATAAACAGATTTTGCGCCCATAATTTGTCAATCTCTTCTCGCGTGAATACCCAGGCGCCGGTATCAGCAAGTTCGCGAGTGATGGCAGGAGCGTCAAACTCTGAATGGCCGCCATAGAACTGCTGCTCCAAGGTGCAACTAAACACAGCCGGCTCTGGCACGTAAAGCACATCCTCCGCATACCATCCGGACTTAGGCTCTATCCAATTCCGACGATATTGGGCATTGCCAATGTTTGCTTCTTCAGCATTTAGCAACATCCAATGCACACAAGATAGTTCTCCCCATCGCCTATTTAAAGAGGAAATAAACGCTCCTTCGTCGTCAAACATATAACCTTGCTTCCGCAAAGCCCTGCGCTCTGCATCGACAATGTTGCAGGCCCCGCCCATGATCGGGATGATTTTTGATTGCGCTTCATAACGAACCTTTTCGTTTTGAATGCAAACTGCATAGATGGTGTAATCAGACGGTTTCATACACTTGCCTCGCAGCCCATAGTTCGTTGTAATTGTTGACGCTCTTGGCGCCCAGTCCAGTGAGGTCGCCGCCTCCGGCTGGCTTGCTCCACGCCATGATAGTGCCATCGGGAAGCACAAACGCCCTATTCTTCTGTTCGTGCGTGGGCGTCAGCTCCAGATAGTCTCCATAAACAAAATCTGCCTGACTTCCGTTAGACGCCAGCGCCTTGCCAAGAAGCGTGGGGCCAGTGGGGCACAATGGTGTAATGCCGTAATACTGCTGCACGCAGTTGGCCACAATCATTTCAATGGCAGCTTGTAATGCCTCATTATTGGGCTGAGAATACAAAACAGTTGTGGCACAAGCCCAACTGGTATAGCTAAATCGCTGGATATCACGAAAGGCTAAAAATTTAATGCGATCTCCCACGTCCACAGCATTAACAGCGCGAATAGCAATATCGAAATACCAGCCGCCAAAATGATTGAGGAGACAGAAGCGCCCAAGATCAGCTTTATACGAAAAAGGACGTAACGAATCGTAAGCCCATAAAACGTGCTCACCATAAACAGAACCAATGAAATCACGGAGTTGTTCATTGTTGTAAATGACATGATTGGCTTTAGGAAATACTGTATCAATAGTGCCAGTGGCATATTGAAGAAAAGGGGAAAGCTTTTCTTCTGGATCAGTGGTTAGGAAAATTTGAGAAATCTGCATGGCCATCAATCAATTTTTGCGGGAGTACCAAAGCCCTTGAATTCAGGCTCTTCTGGCTCCATGGTCAAAACTGTTTCCACTTGAGCCATCATCAGCTCCGTAATAACAGGCCAAGTGAATTCTTCAATGCGCTGCTTGCACCATTCGCCATCATCCTTTAATTGCTCTCGATCTTCGTAATACATTGTGAGCAGTTCGGCTAAATGATCTGGCGATGGCTGGCCACGGTCAAGGCCATAATTCCTGTCCACCTCCCAGCTTTCAATGGCAATGCGCGGCACGCCACTAAAGATTTCCTTGCAGCTCGTATGATCTGGCACCAACTGAGCCACGCCAGTGGCCGCATGTTCAGTGTTGACCAAGCCCCAGCCTTCCCCAATGCAAGTGTTGATGCCAATGTCTGAAGCGTTATAGACCATGTTGAGCTGCTCAATAGTAAGACAATTGGCCGTCGAAAAGCTTGGACTCGTCAAAATAAGTTTGCCGGTTGGGTCGTAGCCTTCGTCTCTCGCTACGCGCTTAAACAACGGAATCAAATCCCACCCCATATCTTTGCTGCCCATATTTAGCCATAGTCTTGCATCAGGCTTGTCCTTGGCAAATTTGATAAAGCCCTTAATGGTTAAGTCAATGCGCTTACGGGGCTGGTTTCTATTGCCATTGAAAACAATGAAAACATCCGGCGGCACGCCCAGCTTTTCTCGACATTCGGCTTTGTCCATCGGGAAAAACTTGGTGAAGTCCGTGCCATGGCCCATGATGCCAATCGGTCTTTCATAGCCAATTTTGCGAAGCTCCTTCACGCCAAATTCCGTATAAGTGGCCACGCCATCCCATTCGTTAATGGGCTCCAACAGTTCGGGAAACAAACCGTAGCTGTCAATTGGCGTATAAACAAAGAATTTGAAGCCGATGCTTTCTTTAAAAGCCTTAACAGCCTTCCATAAGCTGATGCCTATCCAAATATCATTTGTCACCCATACCAAATCTGGCTTGATCTTTTGTACTAGCTCTCCAATGCGATGAGAGCCAAATGGATCGGAGCCATGCAGCATCGCCGGGTAGGTGTTGTATTTACGAGCTTCTTTGTCTGGATCGCCATGGTAGTTAACGGCCAACACGCTCACTTCATGCTCCTCGGCCAATGCGGGAAGCAGGTTTTCCGCCACACGGCCAAAGCCAGTTTCCACAAAAGCATCGCCGCAATACAGAATTTTTGCCATGACAAAAACAAGAATCTTCGCCATCATAAGCCGCGTTTATACTATGGGCGCAGGAGACGAACCATGCGACTATCACCAACTTCAATGCGCTTCTGCATTAGCACTTGCCAGAAGTTTGCAGCGCATACATTGCAGGTGATCGTACCTTCCCTACTCCAAAACGGCATTGCCAAAGAGCATATTTTGATTGTCAATGGTGGATGGGAAGATTCCCTGGCAATCACGGACTACGAAGGCGTGCCAATGCTGTTGACGCCGCAAAACTCTTTTGAATACACTCCTCTCATTGAAATTGTCGATAACAACATCCACAGCGACTATTGGTTTCTCCTGCACGACACCTGCATCGCTGGCCCCTTGTTTTACGAACTTGCCTTGTCGTTGCCAGTAGACAGTCCAGAGAAAGTGGCCCTCAAGGGCACGCCATCAATGAGCATTGGCCTGTATCGCATGGACTACCTCCTACGCCACAAGGAACGCTTGATGGCCATCCGAAACATGGACTGCTCGCCTGAGGCCCTGCAAAGATGGAAGCAATGGGGCGTGCCAAATGAGGACTACATGCTCTGGAAATTAAACGACGCACCCACTCACGTTTACCATCCTGATCGCCATGGTCCCGACGAATGGAACTACCAAGGCCATTCAGACGCATATGGCACTGGTTTTGCCCGTCGCATTGAATATTTTCCCCAGTTAGACCTCTATAAAGCCAAAAGCAATTGGCAAGGCGTGCAGCCAGTCCTCTGTCTTGACATCTGATGAAAAATATTGCCATCATCGGAGGCGGCTGGGTGGGCTGTCATCTAGCCAAAGAGTTCAGCAAAGAACACAACATTACGATTTACGAGCGCAATGATCATTTGATTAGCGAGGCATCGCTGATCAATCAGAATCGCTTGCACTATGGCTATCACTATGCACGAAATGGAAGGACGCGCCAATTGTGCCGCACTACTTTCCATGCGTTCTTAAAAGACTACGGTCATCTTGTTGAAGACATTACGGACAATTTGTACGCTGTTTCGCAAGACGAAAGCTTATTGGACGACACAACAATTTTGACAATTTTTGATGAGTGGCCGCATCGCGTGGTTTACGCCCCGTGGCTAGACAACACTTCCTGTGCCATTGCCACGCCAGAAAAATTTATCAACCCTGTATTGGCAGGAGAATATTTTCAAGCCCTTCTCTCGCCATTTGTTGTGCATGAAGAAATAGTTGCCAATGAACTTCCCCTTTTACAACAAGACTATGATTTAGTGCTTGATTGCACTAACAACTTTCTTTTGAAGCCAGAAGAAAATTGCTTTTTTGAGCGCGTCATGATGATGCTCTATACCATTGAACGGCCTCTTCCCTTTGGCGCACTTACTTACATTGACGGAGAATTATTCTCCCTCTATCCCTATGGTGAAGGGCTTATGTCTTTGAGCCACGTAAAGCATGGGATTTTGTCGCAAAGCGCTCGTCCTGTTGACAATTACGACGATCACGACTACAATCTCCATCGCTTAAAAATGGAGGATCATGCAAGGCAATATTGGCCGGACTTTAATTTATACCTAAGACCCGTGGCGCCAGTGTGCTCTACCAAGGCCAAGATTAAAGACAGAAGTGCCAATCGTATGCCTGTTTATCGCCAGCGTGATAACTTTGTTTCTATTTTTACTGGCAAAATTCAAGGTGTCTATGCCATTAAAAACCACATTCAAACCATTATCAATCAGGCATAGATTTGCCTGAACAGTGGATATTCACGAAGATAATTTTTAGCCTTAAAAAGTTCGCGAATAATGCCAAGCTGGTAACCATGCATGCCCAGCATTTCTCTAATTTGCTCGTGCTCATATTTATTTAATAGTGGTCCATTATCAGTGTCGCTGATATGCACGTGAGCAATGTAAGGAAGATAATGTCCCAATATCTTTTTAGGGCTATCGCCCTCTAGCCATGCGTTGTTTGTATCGAGCATGGTCTTGACATTTTTCAAATTGTAATAATCAATTAAATTGACAATTTCACCAACAGTGTGAAAATATTTTCCGCCAAATGCCCGTGCCACTGGTTCAATGCACAGAATGGCATCATTGGCTTCCAGAATCTTGTCCATGCGGCGAAGCACGTTCATTAAACAGGCAGGACTTCCACGCCGGAGACCGGGACTGCCAAGAACAAAGCGCTTAATTCCCATAAAAGAACCTAGCCTAATAACGCGCAATAAATGCTCTTGAGTGGCCTCGGTATTTTCAAAACTTTCTACATTGCTGCCGAAAAACAAAGCTTGAGCAGAATATGCCCAAAGACCATATTCTTCCCTATATTTCTTTGCTAAGTCCGCATAATCAAGGCGTTGCTGAAACACTCGATGAGGAACAATCTCCAGCAGATTAAACGCCCCGGCATTGGCGCTTAAAATTTGCTCCTCCTGTTCTGGCTCCCAGCCAATCGCACTAATTCCGATAAGCATTGATAAACGCCTCCATTTTTGCAAGCATTTCTTCTTTGCCGTATTTATAACTCCCGCAATGATAGTCAATACGGGAGCCATAACTCACTTTAGCTTCAGGAAAAAAACGATCAAGAATTTCCTGCGTTTCAATGGGCTCAGAAAATAAATCGTAAATGCCGGCCCCTTCAATCGCCAGGGTATCTTGCCATAAATCGTTTAAATCGTACCATTGGTAGGCAGAATTGCCATTGATTTGACCAACATTATTATTGTTCAATAAATCAAACAAAACGTTCTTTTTAATGCGCTTGTGAAATAATGCGGGAAGACGAATAATCTTTACAACGCTATTCGGAAACATCGCTTTCACTAATAGCTCAAACACGCGCCTTACGCGCCCGTAATCTAAATTGCCAAAAGAATGCTTGTAAATATCAATGGTGGAATAAAGAATAATTTCCTTCGTTTCCCAGGGGCGAATAGTGGCTGCAATTTCTTGCATGTTGAAGAAATCTTTTGCCGGATCTTGATTGGCCTTCCATTTCTCCGCCGGAAGACACGCCAGATACAACTTATCAATCGTGCCATTTAGTAATGAAGCGCGATACAAATTGCTGGAATTGTACGAATGGTTGAACTGCTGATGTTCCTGGAGAATGCCGCCAATCAGGCCGGTGTTTCCAATCAAAACATCCATGACTAAACCGCCACGACAGGCGCTTGCTGACGCAGATACTTTACCTTACATTTGCAATTGGAACGGCACGCACAGCGCTGTCCGGGTAGAGGCAGACTGCCAATTGGCACAACGCCTCGCGCTGCATAGTCCAGGCAGTCTTGGCAATGCTTGGCCTGGCTGTCAAGGATGCGCCGCATCAGGCTATATCCTTGCCGTTCCTGGCGCATGGACGCGCCTTCCCAGTAAGCACCTCGCACACTTTCAGCATACATCCCAATACGAGCAAGAGCCATGGGAGTAGATATGCCCCCAGCCAACAAATCGCGAGCAAAAACCTCCAAATAACGGTATTCAGCACGAAGCCTCTGGCCGATGCGGCCCCATTCAACTGGAGTCATACTATTACGACCACCACTGCCGATCATCGCGGCCTGAGAGTGAGCCAGCTTCAACGCTTCTCTGACGCTTTGTTGCCACTGATCCAGCGTGATATCGCCACGATCAAGCATATTTGTATAACGGCGTAGGAGCCGACCAAGATTAGAAATGCGACCATCGACTAAAGCCTCCACGGCGGTTTGAGAAAGGAAACGTCCATTTGCTCCGCGATAACGCCCACTAATTGGGTCGTAGTTCCATTCAGCATCAAAGCGAACAATGGAAGCGGAGAATTCCGAAAGTGGATTAAGAAGGCTGGACATCCTCAGCCTCCAGAATGTCCTTAAACCGTTCCGGCGCTTCTTGCTTCCATTGATTCAATGCGGCGTCAATGTCCTCGTCGGAAATCAACGAAGCCTCATCCACGTCTCCCAACACTAAGCCACTGGTTTTTAGCGGTTCAATTGCATCTTGCTTTTGAGCAAGAAATTCTTCGTGCTTCTTCTCAAAAATGGCATGAGTGGAACATGGCATATAAACAGGGCCATCTTCCGTTTGTTCCACATGGAAGCCTTCACAACCAATCCTGGCGGCAGTGGCCTCGGCTTCTTCTTGCGTTTTGTAAACGTGGGCATTGGGATTTTGAGCATCCACTTTGCTGCTAACCATCTTCGCCGGACCACGGCGCTCTGGATCAGGATCTGCCTTGCGCTTGCGAGCAACAATTGTTTGCCGTTCTTCTTTGCTCATAGCCTGAGCCTTGGCCTTAGGCAAACACTTTGGCTTGCCCTCTTTTTCTTCACGTCCGCCGCATGGCCCCATGATTTCGCCATTGGCGCCAATCCTCACCCACTCTTCTTTAAACCATTGCTCAAGATCATCGGCATGGATTTCACCTTCGTCTCCTTTAAAAGCGCCGCTCAATGAACCGTGCTTCTTCTTGAACATTTGCTTATATTGCTGCACCACATAGCCGCTGGCGTAAGCCGAAGGCCACACTTTGAACTTCGCTTTGGCTGCGCTAACAGCGCGAGAATGCAGCTCCTTGTCTGTGAATTTCACGTCGCCACGCACTTTCTCAAGATCGCGGGGCAGAAACAAACCAGCCGAATCTTCCACTTCACGACTTCCATCCATCGGTAACGTGCCATTCTCCTCATTCATTGGATCGCGACCACCAGGCGGCACAGCAAAACCACCCCGCCCTTGAGTGGAACCACCCCCACCTTGAGCGGGAAGTTCGCGAATGACAGTTGGATCGAGGGTAAGCTCCATGCTCCACTCAGAACCGCCGTAACGGGCGTCCGCCACTTCCTTCGGACTCAGCACGCCAAGCTGGATGTAACGGCCATCTACAGCCGCCACACGCGCCCGCACGTCCGCCATTTCCCGCTCATTTAGTTCAAACAATGGGTTGAAGGAGATGCGCCACGACTCAGGCAGCTTTCCATTCGTCGGACCCTCTTTGCTCAGCATGATGTATTCCATCAGCTTCTTAATAGGCCGCTTGAAATGGACGCTTTGATAGTCAGCAAGCGTTTTTGCGAAATCACGCTCTTCACTACGGCCAGTAGAGCCCAGTCCGCTCGGGCTTTCGCCAAATAGTACGGTATGAGGAATTTTGCTGGCGCCAATAATGTCAACGCGCAGCTTTTCCAACACTTCTCCAATGCCGCCAAAATTACGACTAATAAATTCAAGCTCCTCCTTCTCCGCGTCAATCGCATAGCCGCGATAAACGCTCTTGCTCATATCATTAACTTGCAGCCTGTCCCTGACGGCACCTTCCTTCCCGGCTGCCAGCATCGCTGCAAGTCCCTTCACTTTATGCACAAAAATATCAAACTCAGTGAGCAACGTGGCCGCTGAATTTAAGCCAGTCCAATAGTGGCGGAAGCTGTCATAAACAGTTTGAAGGCTGCTCATGCCCCAACCATAATTCCGCTGCCTAATGCGATAAGGCAGCCAATCTCCATCAAACCGCAAAATCCTGTCCTTATGGATGTAGGACAACGTGGGTTCGTTAATTAAATCGCCGGAAATAATTTGATAGTAATTGGCCTTTGAATAGTCGTAGAGGTTTTCCTCAGAGATGACTGGGGCAATTTGCCACCTGTCCAAACATTCAATTTCCTCCACGCGACGAATGTTCCTTCTATCGACAGGCATATAAGCGGGACGACCATCATCAATAAACAGAAGTAGGCAAGCGCCTCCGTATAGACGAGAGTTCTTTGCTGCGAGGTTGAGGAATTCAAGGATGTAGAGGTCTTCAATTACTTGCTCAATGCCTTGCACTTCTTCGGCTCTAACGCCGTCTCCGCCAAACAATACTTTGAAGCCTTTCCGAGTGGCTTGGTCAGCATAAATGTCAACAATGCGACGAGGCAGCCATTCACCATATAAATTCTCCAGCTCCTCTTGCGCTAGGAAAATTGTAGCCGTGGTCTTGGTGTACTGGCCCTTGTCGCGACTAGTGCCCATGCCAATGAGCACGTTTTGCAGCCCGTCAGCACGCAGTCCGCCCTCAGAAGCATGCCCCAAATCGACCATTTCGTTATCCATTGACTTTCTTAAGGCCATTATGTATTGCTTTCATTCTAAAAGCTGGCTACATTGGCCTGGTTGCTATGGCCAGTATGGCTAGCCCTCTGCAATTTGCTTTCAGCGACGAACAGCGCAAAGCTGTCTACGCCGAAGCCCACCGCCGTCAAGCCGTCAATTCCGCACTAGGTCTTAAGGGCCGGAACAATGGCCCAGCCTCAGGCAGCGAAGCCCTCCGCCTCCACCTCATTGGAGCGGCGGGAGAGATGGCCGTCGCCGCCCTGCTCGATATGGAACACTTTCTCTACCAGGAAACCACGGCCAAACGAGGCTCCGCAGACCTCCCTCCCAATATTGATGTTAAAACTCGTGCTCGCCACTACTATGATTTAGTGGTGCAATTGGATGAAAAGCCTGGAAAAATATTTGTTCTCGTGACCATTGAAAATCGAAAAACTCTTGTGCATGGCTGGATAAAAAGTGAAGACGCCATGAAAGATCAATGGAAAAAAGAGCACGTTAAAGGCCGCCCGGCCTTCTTCGTCCCCAAGCACTATTTACAGCCTCTTTCGTCATTATTGTAATGCTTCGCTGTTCAGACTTCGCCAAACACGCTCTTCATTTAGAGCTTTTCCATAAACAGGCTGAAATTCTCGATGAATTTTTTCAGCCCGGCAAGTCGCATGCAGTGTGGGCTCTCGGGCGACGCTCAGGCAAGACGCTCATGGCAGCCATTGCCTGCATCTATATGTGTTTCGTCCTAGAAGAACAATATCGTCGTAAAGTAAGAAAAGGAGAACGCTGGTACGTTGTAACTGTTGCAAACAGTCAAGATCAGGCTCGTATTGCCCTAAACAACATCCGGCAGCTCATCATCGAAAGTCCCTTCGCTCAGGAGATTGTTCGTGAAACTGCCGACATCATTGAAATTAGTAACCACTGCGTTTTTAAAGCTATACCAACTTCCGGGCGTGCTGCTCGTGGTCTCGCTTGCGCCGGTGCTGTTTTTGATGAACTTGCATTCGCCACAGAAGGCGATGCTAACTCCGGCGGACGTGGCATTTATGACGCTCTTTCTCCTTCTATCGCTCAGTTTGGCGGTCATGGGCGCATCCTAGAACTCTCCTCTCCATGGCTTACTGACGGCATCTTCTATCAGCATTTCAAAGAGGCAGCGTCTGGTCGCTTCCCTTTCATGCAGGCCATCAACCTCCCAACGTGGGAGATGAACCCTCGCATTTCGCAAGAGTTTCTTGACACAGAGAGGCAACGCGACCCCGAGAAATTTAAAGTGGAATATGGCGCTCAGTTCGCCAGTAATCTTTCCGCTCTTGTTGCTAGTGATGTTGTTGACGCCTGCATTGATGACCGTCGAGCGGCTTTACCACCCAGAGCCCAATTCCAAGGTGCTTATGTCTTGGCCTTGGACCCTGCCCGAGGTGGGGTTGGCCGTGATGATTACACTGCTTGTGTTGTTCATTTTGAAAACGGCACGTTAGTCGTTGATAAATTCCATTCTTTTGCCGCTGATTTTGAAATCAATGGGCGCATGGAAGTGAATATCAATGCAGTGGAAGATTGGATAAAAGAGCAGCATCGCCTATACGTCTTTGACACGATTGTGATGGACCAGTTCAACAGTGCTGGCACCATTCAAACTCTCGCTGGTGATTTGCCTATCACAGAACTCACTTGGACTGTTAGCTCCAAGATGAAAGCTTTCAGTAAGATGCGGGAACTGTTCAATGCAGGGCAAATTAATTTATACCGCCACGAAAAAGCAATCATGCAAATCAAAAATCTTACTGTCACTTACAAGCCCAGTGGGCAATGGACGGTTACTGGCGGCAAGGCTACGGGGATTGACGACTTAGCGTTTGCAATGGCTGGTGCAATCTTGGCCGCATCTAAAGATGATGACATTGGATGGATCGAAAGCTTAATCTCCTAGTATGATTTTCAAACAATAGTTCTTTATTGGCGTGGCTTATTGCAAATTAACTATACAAGAAACGCAGTTTTTGATTGCGCTTCTTGAGAATGGCACCACTAGCAAGCAAACTTCCCTGCAGCTTCTAGCGGCCGAACACCTTTATATTCCCGTGCTATTGCCCAAGCTTAAGGACTATGCCAAGCGCTTGGGGCAAATTGAAGCGCTGGAGCAATGCCTCGACGAGGAAGGCACGTTTGACGACTATTGCCGAGCCCACCCCGACAGCCAAGAATGCAAGGAATATGACGTGTAGGCAACATGCGTGCTATGCTTTTGGGGCTTTCGCGAAGCACGCTGGCCAGCGTTACAACTAGACAGTGGCAGGCACTGTCTTGCAGACCAATCGAGGCCATGAGCCAACTCATGGTTAAATGTCGTACAAAGGCGGATTGAAGCCCCGCCTCGACGCCTCGATGTCTAGCCCTTGTAGCCCAACCGGCAGAGGCAAGCGACTTAAAATCGCTCCAGTGTGGGTTCGACTCCCACCGAGGGTATCGTGCTAAGCTGCATCTACGTTCACCCCACATGGGGCGCATGACACCCACCTACGGAACGGGAGGTGGACCATGGAGAGCGCCATGAACACTCTGTTGCTCGTGAAGCAGCAGCTTGAAAAAGCTGCCCGTCTTCGCAAGGCTCAGTTGGCCTCATTGCATGGCCATCGCTATTGCGTGGCTTAAGCTCATCGGCCCGCTACGGCGGGCCTTTTTATTTGCCTTCTCTTTTGTGGATGTAAGCCTTAAGCTCTCTTAAATAGTTCCTCAACATTGCAGCCTGTTGCAAATGCCAAG